CGTCCTGCCGCCTTCTTGAACGTTGCCACGGTAAAGGAGAACAATTCTTGAAGAGGCTGTGGGCCTGATGCTCTGCCGCCCATAACCTTGAGGCGTTCTCCTGCCGCTCTTACAGCAGACATATCAATCTGAGGTACCTGTCCTGCATACAACAGCGCAACGAGTTCGCGGTATGCCTTGGCCCATCCGGGCTTGCTGTCACCTACTTTGATGACAGTATCCGTCTGATGAAAGTTGTCAGACACGACAGGCATCTTATCTACGTTCTCACGTTCTACTGAGAATCCGACTCCTGTTCCACACATAAGTATATACATACACTCATCAAAACTACGGGGGCTATCCACAGGGATATAACTACAATTAAATCCAGCCACGTTATCTCGCTCAAGGGCCTCTCCTGCTGTCATCATAGCCCGCATAGAGGGCATGACATCCTGACTTAGTATGCTCTGTTCTATCTCAGCTACGTCAGAATCACCTAGTTTGTGAGCTAGTTTGCTAAAAACATGCTCTTTCATAAAGTTGACATACCGAGATACGGTCTCGTCCCAGTTCTCTCTGCGCTGGTCATCTTCTATCCAACGTGCGTATCTGGACTTGTGAATGAACTGCTGATAGGCAGTGGGTAGTAGGTTACTCATCTTCTTTGTTCCCTTCCTTAGGGTAGTATACGTTTACGTCACTGCCACAGTTTGGGCAGGACAAGTTTGTTATCATGGAGTACGACTCATCTTCATGGTCTATGTCGTGGTCGCCGCCCCATATTAATTCTGTACCACAGTGCCAGCAGTTCATGGCGACACTTCCTTAATTAGTCTTTCGAGGTACCAGCGGGCTTTCTTGAGGTCCTCAACTCCGCTTTTGTACTCGTGTCTCCATAGGTACTTGATAATGTTTCCTTGGAGATAGGACTTGTAGCCTGTACCTGTTGCCGCCTTGATTGCCTCAATGCACTCGATACCTGCCTGATTGTAGTGTGGCGGTTTGTTGACCATGTCAGCATGTTCGTGCTTCCTTCCTGCTTCGTTGAGTTCCTGCATCTGCCGCTTCATGTACTCTTCGTGGCGTATCTGGTCCATCATCTCTCGTCCCCGTCTCCGCTAATCTTGCCGCGTCTCGCTCGGTCTTGTAGCTTGTTGATGTTGTACTGGGCGACATGCTGTAGGTCGAAGCCTATGTCACGAGACAGTACCGCACAATACCATAGCACGTCACCAATCTCTGCGGCAAGTTCTATCTTCTTCTGCTCGAACTGCTCCACATCATAACCATCACGAATAAATTTTTTTACCTTATTTGCAATTTCTCCCGCCTCACCAGCAAGGCCCAACGCAGGGTAAATTATCTTATGTCTGTCAGGATAGATAGCAGTCTTCAATGCTTCTTTTTGATAATAGTTTATGTTCCACTGGTCCTTCATTGTGTCTCTCCAAAATCTACCTTTACAATATTATCTTCACGAGCAAGAACCTTGTTGGTGATACTTTTGGCTTCTTCACTGTCTACCTCGGCGGAGAACGCTTCTGCTATGGATATAAAACTAAGACGAGCCATGCCTGCATCCCACACCTTATCAAAGTCGTTTTCGAGAAGCTCAATCATACCGCTCAGAACCACCATGCCCGCAGGAATCTCATCGTCAGGAACACTGTCCTCATCTGTCGTATCATAGGCTGTCATACCAAAGCTGTCTGAGTCAGAGTTGCTCAGTATGAGGTAGTACTTATCTTGAAGAAGACTTGCCTTTTCCATTTGCATTTCTAAATCATTTATTTTATCTGTCATTTTTTTAGCCAATCTGTAGGGATGCTTTTTTCTGCCCACTCAAATCCGTGACGTACACACCAGTCTGAATACGTTGTCTTGCTACCCTTATATATCTTGTTACGTGCGTTCATAAATACAAACCGTATATCCAAGTCAGGATGTTGCTTTTTGATAAGTATCATCTTAACTCTGTCAGGTTTAGTCAACTGACCTTTTGCCTCAATGTATATGTCTGTGTCTACAAGGTAGAAGTCTGGGGTGTATGTTTTAGGGTCGGGTATATAGGTTAGCTTTTTCTTTTCGTACTCAAAAGGTATCTTGCGTTCTTTTAAGTTTACAGCCAGATTGAGTTCAAATTGAGAGCGGAAGCCAGCCGCAGCAACGTTAGAAAACTTACGCCTCATAATACTAAGCTCATTGAGTTCATCCTTTGCTTTAGGTAGCCTGCTAGTTTTGGTGATAGCCTTTGAATTGAATCTAATTCTCTTATGATAGGGGATATCGGAACGCACACATTAACTCCACTGTATGAAAGTCTACTTATAGTCTGCAAGTCACTCTCTATTCTCATGGTATCTCTCTCGTATGTTTCACTTGTTAGGTTTCCCATCTCTGAATAGTTTTCCCTGAGAGTGAAAGGCAGTCCTCTTTCATTCTGCCGGAGATACACAACGTTTCTTTCTCCACCTCTCTGTAGCACAGACTCTACATAAACGTGATGTACGTTGTTGTTGAGCTTTATTAACTCAACGTTATACTCCGGCATAAAGATGTAAGGCATTAGATTTCTTTCTTCTTTAGTTTAGTATACCACACACGAGGTGGGTTTTTTGCCTTAGAAGTAATCTTGTCATGTATGATAGCATCAGGCCAGCAATGCGCTCTATAACCACAGAAACCACAATTTCTAGGTAGAACCTTATTGCCTGTCTTTATTATTTCACCCGAACGACGGTATGTTTCATCCTCAGGTGAGAACTTAACAAACGGAGAGTCTTTGTCTAATAGTATGCGTACACGATTTGCCGCATCATCAAGGTACCTTTGTTTGTCGTCTTGGCTCCAATCAGGAACAGGAACCTCAAGTATTTCGCCGCTAGATTTGTTTACGACAATCCAGCCACCAAAAGGCATCTTCATAGATTCCGCATACAGGTACCCTTGCATGACATAGCCAAAGGGGTCTTCTTCAAGGAGCTTTTCATAGCCCCCTCTATACTTGTTCTTAAAGGCCCAGTCACTTGCAGACTTGATGTCCCATACCTTTTCTACGCCTGCTTCGTCGCGTAGTATTACATCAAGCGTACCTTTTATCTTATGACCCGCCAGTTCTAGTTCACAAGGTACCTGTGAATCTACTATGTCTACGCCTGCTTCTTTCATAACAAGCATAAGTGCGGCCTCTGTGAGGTCACCATACATAAAGCGAAATACTGCATTGTATTCCATCTCTTCGGTTACACCGTCCCTATCAAGCATCTGCTGACACAACGGGCGACCTAGACCAGACATACGGATGTACCATTGCCTCTTCTGCCGCTTTAGCTGTTTCTTTGCAGACAAATAACAGTCTTCTTTGAACTCATCAAGAGATGCAGGGGAGACATCTAGTTCCCCCCTGCTAGCCTTATATAGAAAGTCTTGTATGTTAAGCGACGTTAGCATCTGCAAAATCATCCGCTAAGTCAACATCAGAGTCGCCCATAACCATCTTCATGGACTCTTTGCTTTTATCGGCAACGTAGTTGTTGTGAGCAGATACAGTCTCTGCAAACATCTTCATAAGGGCCTTGTCTTCATCCGTAATATCAGCGGAGTCGCCAAGAGTAGGAGAAGGTACCCAGTATGTTACACTGCCCTTCTTCTGCTTAGAAGTGTTAAGTACAATCTCACACCGTTGCATAATCTTGGTCTGCTTAGACAAGCCTTCAATAAAGTTACTGATTGGCATGAAGCCTGACTTCTTAAAGTAAGCAACCATAGGCCTACGGTCAATCTGTACTTCATCGCCCTCTGCTGTTTTAAAGGTGCCAGAAATCTGACCATAGATTACCTGATTACATACAGCCGCACGAGAAATCATCTGCTCTTCTTCCGAAGCTCTTTCTTCCTCATCTCGTGAGAGTCTGCCGCACTTACTTCCGCCCTCTGTGTCGAGAAAACTTCCGCCCAATGCTACCTTCTGTACAGACTTGGAGGCAAACGTATTGTTCTCTGCATCCCAGCGACTATACTCATACATGCGTAGGATAGGTCTGAGGATAACACTAGGAGCATACAACGCCTGCCCATCAATAGTGATTCTCCAGTGACCACGAGTAAGGGACGTACCATCGTCCGTTTCTGTGTCATAGTTAATGTTTAATCTAGGCAGTCCCGTCTGTTTAGGCTGAGAGGATTGTCCCGATGCCTTCATAAGTGCTGCTTCGTCGTTTGTATTAAATGCCTGTACGATTGAGTCCAGTTCGTCCATTACTGCCAATTCATTCTGTCCCATGATAACTCCTATGTTTATGGGTTGTAGATAAAGTCTACAGGATTACTTCCTGCAAGTCAAGCCAGTTGTGACCTATTTTTAGTTCTATGTCAACTGGCATGTCGTAGTCTATGTCGTATCTTTTCTTTGCTTCTTCAGGTATCGCTAGCATAGCTTCTGTCATCAGCTTGATACATATGTCTTTCTCGTCGGGGTGTACGTCCATGACGATAGAGTCGTGTACTGTGTTGCAGATTACAGAGCGTATGTTTTCTTGTTTTATCATACGATGTAAACGTACGAGACATATAGGTAGCAGGTCAGCCGTTGCAAATCCTTGGACAGGATAGTTACATATAGCAGTACGATTGGTAGCCGTACCCCACTCTGTCCACTTACATCCGGGAAATGCGTACTGTCTGCCAGACGGCAGGGATATCTGTTTGTGCTTTACTGCTTCTTTTTGCAGTTCGTCATGCCAGTCTTTTACCCCAGCATACTTCTGCTTAAACGCACGATAGTATCTTTGTTGTGCGTCCGTACCCGTAGTGCCGCCATAGAGCGGTTTAAAGGTGTGTGCCTTGGCTTCTTGTCTGCTACAGCCAATGACACTGGCGGTATAGCTGTGAACGTCTGTGCCTTCTTGCACGTCGTTGTAGGCCTGTTCGTCTTTGGCTAAGAACCCTG